GTGCCTGAACTTACATCTATAAAGACAACGAGATCGTAACGTTCATAGGCGGAGCAAGGCTTAACAAAATTGCATTAAAGTGGGAACTATGGGCAGCGTCAAGGATAATGAACGTTTCGGAGCGTGGCTAAACAAGGACGCTCTCTATCAGCAAGGCTCATTGATGGTGCCGATGCATAGGTGGTCGCTCGGTCAATGGGTTCTTGGGCTTATAGACCCTGCTGAAAATCTAAAGGGGATGAATCCAGATGACAAACAAACTGGACAACCTAATTAGCGCCTTGATCCGCATTGCCAAGTTCGCGGTCAAGATGCTTGAGAAAGTTTACAACGGGGAAAAAATTTAGGATTGCCTAACACTCTCGTTTTATTACGACTCTGTTAGGCAAAGATTGGACTCGCAGACGCCTCTCCAATAGGATTGGCGTCTTTTTATTTTAACCATCCAGAAGCAACGGAATACCTTTGTGAAAAAGGCTCCCGCAGCAACACGAGAATACCTTAGCGGATAAGGCTCTCGGAAAGGATACAAGAAAATGGCGCAGAAAAAGGTAAAGAAGAAATCGAAGGTTGATGGAGTACCGGAAATGGTTGCCAAGCAGGCAGCCGAGGCCGATGAATTACAAAGGCGTTTGGCCGCCGGAGAGCCGCTTGAGGGCGATAAGATTAAGGATGCCAAGGTAGACAAGGAAGGCAACCTTATAGTTGACCCACAGGCCGCTGGGAAGGTCGTGGCACCTGATTTGACCGGTGACCCCGATGCACAGGCCGCTGCTGACAAAGCTGCTGCCAAAAAGGCTGCCACTGATGCCGCCGCTGCCGCTCAGACATTTCCAAGGGTGGACCCTGGCGCAGTCAATACACCGGCTGTTGCCGATCCCGAGGGAGACGATACCGAGGCCCTTAAAAGCCGACTGAGTGTACTCGAAGGCAAATACAATTCTGAGATAAGCCGTATGAACACGGCCCTGAAGACTTCTCAGAATATCATCGAGTCTCAAGAATCGATGATAAAGACCCTTCAGTCCGGAACAGGTGCCGTAGCGAAAGACACCCCGGCCACTGAGTTTGCGAAATTGAACCCTGATGACTATTCCAGTTACGGCTCTGAAATGGAGCAAATGGCTGCGACGGTCAATAAACTGATAGAGGAAAACGGTAGGCTAAAAACCGCTGCCGGTGCCTCTCCAGGAACTCAGGGGGAGAATGAACGACTCGCAAAGGTAGAGGCAACGGTACAGAACTTAGGCAGTACCGTTCAAATGTCAGCCAAACAAACCTATTATCAGGCTCTTGACAATGCTATTGTCAGCGCCGACCACAAGCCTGAGTGGGAAGCTATCAACCACGATCCTAAATTTGCTACATGGTTAGCCATGGATGAGCCGCTGACGGGTATCCCCCGGAAGGCAATACTTACAAAGGCCAACCAGGAAATGAATGCAAACAGGGTCATAGCGATCTTTACTGAATACAAGCGTTCCCTGCAAGGCGGACAGATGCCGACTGCTGCATCTACCGAGGAAAGCCTCGCACAACAGGCTGTCCCGACTACCGCCGCCGCCGGTGAGGATATAGACCCAAATGTTAATAAGCAGGGTCTCGTAACTACCGAGATGTTTCAAAAGGCTAAAAACGATTTTGTCCAGGGCCGGATAACAGAACCCGACTTCGACAAGGTCTCAAATGGTTATCAACAATCCATATCAAAGGGATGGGTACAACAGAAATGATTGACCCTGAACCCTTCTAAGTATGGATACAAACAATTAAGGAAGGGTTAATATTATGATTACTGCTGCTGCTGGAACTCCACAATATTCAGGCATTTTTATACCGGAAATTTGGTCCGGTAAATTGCTGGTCAAATTTTACGCCGCGACCGTCATCGCCGGTATCACCAATACCGATTACGAGGGCGAGATCAAAGACAAGGGCGACGTTGTGAAAATTCGCCAGGTGCCGGACATTCAGATCCGTGATTACTCCAAGGGCCAGAACCTCGTGGTCCAGAGACCGGAAAGCTCCATCGTCGAATTCCCGATTGATCGAGCGAAGTATTTCAACTTTATCTGTGATGATATCGACAAGCACCAGACCGATATCGCCCTGATGGACTCCTGGTCCATCGATGCTTCAGAGCAGATGAAGATCGTTGTCGATACCGAGTTCTTGGCCGATGTTTATGCCGACGCCCACTCCGCAAACAAGGGCTTGACGGCTGGCTTGAAGACCGCCGGTTATAATATGGGTGCCGCAAATGATCCGGTAGCCTTAACGAAGGCAAATATCCTTGACATTCTCGTAGATGTGGGGAGTGTTTTGGATGAGCAGAACGTACCGAGCGATCAGCGCTCCGTCGTCCTGCCGCCTTTCGCAATCGGCATGATTAAAAAGTCCGACCTGAAAGACGCATCCCTGTCCGGTGACGGTACAAGTATGCTCCGGAATGGTCGAGTTGGCCAGGTGGATCGTTTCATGATCTACCATTCGAACCTAATGACCGCCGTTGCCGATAACGGTGGCGAGACCGCATGGCACGTTATCGCTTGTCAGCGACATGCGATCACCTTTGCCGCTCAGATGACCAAGATGGAAAGCCTTCGGGCAGAGTCCACCTTCGGTACCCTGGTCCGTGGCCTGAACGTATTTGATTATAAGGTGCTAAAACCGAGCGCCTTGGTTGACCTTTATATCTACAAGGCCAACTAAAAACGTCTATCCCCCTGAGTTCCTGGCCCTGAAAGCCGCTTAACAGCGCCCTGGATCGGCCAGGGACTCAAAATTTTAAGACTTTCAAACCAGTTATTAAGCTTGTTAGGAGATTTATAATTATGAGTGTTTATGCCTTTAAAGGCGCAGGCCCCGCCCTGCCCTACGACTCCATGTTCGCAGTATTGAAGCGCCACATCGACATTCCGGCCCTGGTTGCCGTTGATTACGGTAAGCTGGCCCTGGCGTCCGCGCCCACCGTTTCCTTGACTTCCTTCAGTGGATTTGTCGAGAACGACATTCTTGAGATATGGGAAGTTCCCGCAGGCACCATTATAGTCGGTGCAGGCTGCCGAGTGACCACGGAAGAAGGCGCAACCGCCGCCGCAGACCTCGGGTTCACTTCCGCCACTCAGACCCAGCTTGGCGTCGATGGCTCTGCCGGAGACCCCAATGCATACGGCACCTTTAACCTGAACGACGCCGAAAGCATTTGTGTCCCGCTGGTAGCCCTGGATGGTACCGCTGAGATGTTTGGCGATCTTTATGTGACCGATGGGTCCATCGATCTTGAATTCACCACGAATGACACCTATGCCGCCGCGATCTTCGATCTATGGGCCATAGTTGCCAGAGCTTTCGAACCGAGTGACGCACAATAAACAGTAGTTTACATTCGTAAGCTATAACATAAAAAGGGTGGAGTTTAGTGACTCAAGCAAATCATACGGGTCCGACACTCCACCCTTAGTACATTTTTCATAAGGGGGATCTTATGCCGAAAAGCATTAGAAAATTTCGAAGAACCGCAAAGGAAGAAACGAAGTACCTGGTCCAGGAACGCGAGGGAATGGATGACGCTATTTATATCTCAACTCCAGAACTTGAGAAGAGATCCGACATGCATCCTGTAAGCGAGGCCGATGCCAAGAATTATCTGGCCGAACAATATCCCGAAAGCTTTGAGAAGACAGTGGCGCCAGAACCGACAGCCGAAGAGACCGGGGCCAATGTCATCGAAGAGCTTCAGGACTCCGTAAAGGAAGAGACGGCGGAAGACTTTGTCAAAGTACCTGAACCAGTTGAACCTAAGACAGATCCGAAAGTAGCTGTCAACATCGACACCAAGACAGATCCCGAGTGCCTGTTGATAATGTCTTTCACAAAGAAAAACCAAGTCGAACACTACCTTTTGTTTACGCATGGCCTGGAAATTGATATCAAGGATCAAAAGCTTTATGACCTCAAAGAGGAAGCAATTTCTGCCGTCATAGCCAAACGAATTTAGGAGAAAATAAATGGCGACCGATATTTCAACCTGGAGAGACGAGGTTGCTTACTACGTTAAAGGGCCTTCTGATGAGCTTGTTGATTGGGCTACGTTAGAGGCCCTTCGTGTTTTTTGCAGCCATACCGGTATTTGGCGCTACAAGCTGGCCCGTATAAGCATCGTAGCCGACGAGTCTCTGTATTCATTTACTGCCGTTATAACAGATGGGAAAAACATTCTGGATGCTATCCTATGGGCGAAATACAAGCAGGACGGCGATGAAGACGATCAGTTCGTAAACCTCGAATTGATGGAATTCGATAGTGAAGAACTCCGCCGGAGAGCTGCCTGGGAATTCGAAGAGTCAACAACCCCATTTGGTATAATGGTAACCGACGACAAAAAATTCAGATTGTATCCGATACCGACCGAAGCCAGTGAAGAGGGCCTGTATATCAAGGTCCAGGTTAAACCGGCCAAGGATTGCACGAAGGTACCAGATCGCATTTATGATGACTACCACAAAGGGGTCACTCATGCTGCTGTATCTATCCTTCAGAACATGACCAATCAGCCATGGAGCGACAAGGAACACGCCAAAGATAATTGGAACCAGTACAAGGCCATTAGGAATAATGCCAAGGCTGACATACAGTACGGAAGGTCCGCCAGGGTTCTAAGGGTAAAACCTCGGTATTGGTGCGGCTCAAGATCTAATACAACTCTTCGGAGATTCTAAATGGAAAGCTGGAAACTAAAAAAGAAGCAGATGGACGGCTTCACCGCATTCTCTTCCAATGTCGTAACATATCAAGAGAGGGCGCTGCTGCCATTCGGCACATATTCTGCAAGCCAGAACACCAGGGATTACCGTCCTGGTCTAAAGAAACGTCCAGGTCTTGAAAAGCTTTCTACATATAACTATATCGGATCAACCGTCGATATACGCCCAAGCTATGACGACGACGATCCCGACATACACATTCATTCCGTTCATGCCTGGACGGAAGCACAGGGATTGAACTTTTCTATTGCAGAGGCTTTACTCTGGCTGACCGATATCCAG